CATCAATTCCAGCCTCATCTAAAGCAATAGCAGCAATAGGATTTGTTTGTTTGACTGTCTCTAAGTACAGCTCTGGCGTAAATTCAACTACTTCTCCTGAGTCTAAGGTTTGATATTTAGATTCAAACTCTAGACCAGCAGAAGTCATTTCATCTCGCACTTTATCTAAAAAGCGAGCAGTATCTCCAGTCATGTCAGCTAAACCAAAGTCAAGCATACCAGCAACGCCTCGGCCCATTTGGACCCAGCCATTATCTGAGTATTCTTCTGCGCCCTGTCTCTGCAACTCTTGCAATACTTCAGGAGTATCTACAACTCCACTCATTGCTTGCCAACCTAAAACAGATCGAGCGCGATCAAGGGGACGTTTACGGTTTTTTAGTCCTGACAAACCGACAGGCATATCAACAACGTTTAAGTTTCGTTCTGCTTGTACGGCTTCGCTATAGTCGTCTTTAGTATCATTTACATAACGACCAGCTTGTGGATCAAAGTAATATTCACCAGTTAAGTTTCCTACTGTTTCTCCACTAGTCTCAGAAATATGAGTCATAATAGTAGAGTATTTTTGTTGAGCTTGGAAATGCTGTTGGTGATCATTCCCCGTTATAAGGGATTCATAGTATGGGTTAATTTCAACATCGTTCATAGTATATTCAGCTCCTGCTGGGTCTATGTATTAAAGTAAAACCCACGGCCATCGGTAAACAACCGTGGATGGGATATTATTATGATTCTTCACGCATCTTTTTCAAAAGATACATATCATTGCTTTGTTGAATTTCTTCAACGGAAACACCGCGTTCCTGTAAAACACGGTAGTCATGTCCAGTTAACTGACCTCTTTTAGCACCCCGTGAGGTACGCATAGAATCAGGAACTGGGTGAGCAGTTAGCATACCTTCTTCAGACATTTCAACGGCTTCAAAATTTGGATCAAAGGTTTTACCTCTGAGTTCTACAGGCTCTCCTGTTCTAGGATCGAGCCAGTTATTTTTATCTGGAATTAAAAACATTATCGAGATCCGCCTACCGGAACTATATTTGCTCTTCGTTCCGCTTCATCTACATTTATTTTAATTAGGCCCATATCAAAATCTCTATCTCTTAAATAGTCTAAATGATTATTAAGATTTTCTCTTTGTCCTGCTTGTGATGCTATAATAGCTAAAACTAAAGCTCGTCGATCTTGAGCATTAACTTTAAGTCCATTTCGAATACCAGCAGCACGAAGTTGTTGTTCAACATTGTAAGAAGCAGAAATAGAAGCAGCTCTTTTTTCATACCTAACATCATCTAAACTTTTAGTAACTAGGAAACCAGAAGGATCAAAACCTCGGTCTCGTAAATATTTAAACGCAGGATCTGAATTTAAGTCTTCTAAAATTTCCATTTGTTTTGCTTTATTGTGCTGAGCACCAAGCTTACGAACTTTACTGTCAAACTTTTTTCTTGCATTTTCGTATTGTTCGATATCATTTTTACTAGGAGCTGGAGGAGTACCTTGTTGTACTGGGCTTCCATGTGCATTCAAAGAAACAGAAGTTCCCGGTTTATCGCTTAAAGGATTTAATCCTAAATGGCCTTGGCCTTGTTGTACCGTAGCATCAGAAGGATCTGAACGTCCGGGCAGAGTTCCAAAAACAGCTGCCATTCGTGTTTCTTCTAAATTAACCTTTGACATTTCTATATCTCTAACTACAGCTTGTCGTCCTCTACTCATGCTAGGCGGAAGAGGAATAATTGAAGACGAATTAGTAACATGATTAGGCCAATTAAAAGGAATATCAAGTGCTAATCCTTCGCTATTAGCTCCGGGCAAAACAATTTTAGGACCAGACGCACGACCTAATCTATCTACATCGCTAGCAATATAAGCACTAGATAAAGAGTTCATGTCATCCGTAAAAGGCATACCTTGTTCCTGATGAAAGGCTATAAGAATATCAGATACAGTTAAAAATCTAGGATTTCTCTGTTCTTCATCAATTGCTCTGTTTTCAAATGCTCTATTTAAAACAGCCTGTTCATCTGGTATAGTTCCTTCTCCTTCAAACAAAGTAGGAAACATAGCTTGAAGGGTATCAAAACCACGACCTGCATGATCTTCATCATAGCCCATACCATCAGCCATTTCATAAAGACTCATTCCTAGCACGCGATCAGCAATCTGTCCTCCTTCTAGAGGTTTACTATTACTAGAAGCAGAACGTTTAAGTCTTATTAAACTTCCTGTTGGATCTTCCATTAGTTGGTTATTAATCCAAACTCTTCCTTGAGTTCGTTTTAGGACAATTTCTTGAAAAGTACTATTAGCCCATTCGCCAAACTTTTCTTGGCCTTTGCCTTCGTTTAGCCAACTAGTAACTCCCTCTCCTCCGGCTTCGTTGTATAAAGCTAAAAGCATTTCTTGTTGGATATCAGGCAAATAAGGATCCATTGCAATTTGGAATTGTTCTTGAGCGCTTTCTGGAACTCCCCAAGTAGACATTAACATCTGTAACCCTGCATCTCTGCCATTTAAAGCAGCAGATATTAGTTCAATGCCGTTTTTATCGGTAGGTAAACTACTTGTTGAGGATAAAGGATCCATTAAAGCTGTTGCAAGTAAATCTGTAAACTCTTCTGGATCTCCAATTAAAGCTCTAGTTTGCTCTCCAGATAAAATACCTATACCTCTTGCAACATTTTGTTCTGTAAGCTGGGCTCTAGTTTTTACGGCAGGAACAGAATCAAACATCCCATCATCGCCTGCTAAATTTTCAACTTTATGTAACGTAGAAGTAAGCTGAGCTGACTCGTAAAAGTCTCCAAATATTGCTTTTCTTCCTTCGGTGTCTAATGTTTGCCAAATAGTAGCAATCATTCGACCATCCTCTCCAAGAACAACTCCATTTTCTTGGTTGTCAAATGCATCTTGTACCATAGTTCTAGAACTATCTGCAAATAAATATTGTTGATTATTATACTCAGCGCCATCGTGTTGAGCCATAGAAACTTGATTCCAACCCATTGCAAGAGAAGTAATCATAGCTCCTTTAAGAGCAGCAGGGTCTACTTTTTCTCCTGTTTTTTCTGCAGTTAAAATCAAGGAATGCAATCCCTGCAAAGCTAGAGGAACTGTACCATCATCAGCAGTATAGCTATTAAGCCAGTTTCTAGCAGCACCTACGTTTCCAGAATTAATAGCAAAAGCAAGAGGCTGAATAAATCCAGATCTTCCCATGTTATCTGGAGGACCTTTACGCGAAAGAAAAGAACCAACTCCCCCTGTGCCTGCTAATAAACCAGAAGAAACAAAATCCATTTCATTGGCAGAACCTAAGTTTTTAAGAACTCGAGCTCTTTGGTTTTCCAGTTGATTATAAATAGTCATATAAGCTCGAGCATTATCGCTCAAGAATCCACCATGAACCATACGTCCATCTGCATCTAGCAGACCATGAGGTCCTGTGTGTCTTCCTAGTAAAGAAAGCTGAGCTTGAAGCATATCTAATTGCTGGGGAGTGGTAGCTCCAGTAATAGCTAAATCAAAATCTTCTGCCAATACAGTAAGATTAGCAGCTTCTGAAGCTAATACCGATTTATCCAACCAGCTTGTATATTCTTCTTCAGTCATTTTGGTATCATCTGGAATCCAACCTTGCAGTTTTGCTGATTCAAGATCTTGAGGAATAGCAGCACTAGATGCAGCAACAAGAGCAATAGCATCAGCACCAGATATGTTATTGCTCTTAGCTACTTCTAATGCACCTTTTTGTAAACGATCAGAAAACCAAGAAGCCTTTTGTCGATCACTCATTCTTCCTGCTTTGTCTGGTTCATTTAGTTTAAATAGCTCCCACTGAGATTTAAGCATTCCAGAAGTTTGAGCTTCAAAAGCTTTCATTGCCTGATCAGCAAAAGGAGAAGCAGCAAGAGCTTCTGCGTTTTCTGCCATCCAGTTTAAGCCTTGCTCGTAATTATGGGCTGAGTATTCTGCATCATCTTGAGCATCCATAAGATCTTGATAAGAAGATCCACCAGCAACCATAGTATTAACTTGCCCTGAAACTCGGGTAGCAAAAGCATCTAAATAAACATCAGCAGCATCTGGGTCTACACTAGGATCAATAAACTCTGGATCACTACGAATTTCTTGTAAAAGACGTTGGCTTAATTGTTCAGCAGCGTCTATTGCATTTGGATCAATCTTAAATTTATCCATGTATTCAAGAATACCTTTTCTATCAGGTACTGGATTACCCTGTGCATCTAGTGTCATTAAGTCCATATTACGTAATTTAATATTGAACTGAGCATCTAGTTGGGTTTGAACTTCTTCGTTTTCTCGTTGTTGAACTCGACCTGCAGCAGAAACCAAAGCTTCATTTGTGGCACTATTTGCCATCTTTTCAAACTTTGTTCCTTGCCACTTTTGTCTATATTCTGCAATAAGTTTTTCTTCTGCTCTTGGATTACCGCTTTTTTCTTTTAGCTTCAACAAAAAGGGCATGTGAACATTTTCTTGAAAGTCAAAACTTTTAATCTTTCCAGATAAATCATTCAGTCCCTTGTTTGTTACGTTAATCATATCTCCACGAGAAGATAAACGAGCATTAGATTTCCAAGCTAAGAGAGCATCCATTTGTTCTTTAAGCAGATCATCAGGATCTTTTTGATTTGGATCAGCAGAGTTTAAAGCATCATTAGCGCGTTGGCGCTCGTCTGCTTCACGTTGAAGCTTTTCATATTCCATCTTAGCTTGTTTTTCTCGAGCCTGTAACATCATTTGATCTGATTTTACAAAAGCATCTACTCCTTGAGCTACAGATCCTAAGATCTGAGCTAAAGGATCTACACCAGATTCTCCAGTGCCGATGCGGCTTGAGCCTTGCACAAAGCCTCCGCCTTGTGCTCCTGATCCAAGACTTCCTTCTCCCTTTAGAGAGGTAGACAGTCTTGTATATTGTCGTCCAGTTCCGAGGTCTAAGACTCCCGGTCGGACAAATTTATTATCTTGGGGTTGTTGAAACTGGCTCATTAGGTATTGTATCCATGAATTCCGCCAGCCACATGACCAACGCTTTCAATAAGAGCGCCCATATTTCTAGCTGAACTATTATCGTAAAATGTTCCGGGGCTACCACGATAAAAACGTTGAGCTACAAAGGTTTCATCACCTCGAGAAGCTAATTGTTTCTTACGTGTTTCTACTAAGTTTTGTCGTTGTAAACCGAACTCTCTCTTAGTATCGCTCATTGCTTTTTGTGTTTCTCCGCTCTGTAGATTGAGCATTCTAATAGCCATAGCAGAATTACTTTGAATATTAGACTGCATAGCTCTTTGTTCGATAAGAGCAGTATGTTGTCTACTCTTTGTTACAATATCTTTTCGTTTTTGTGTTTGCTCTAAATCTAAAGATTCAGCATTAGTAAAAAGCTCTCGAAGAGAATTCTTTTCGATTTGTCGGTTTTGTCTAGCTACTGCTGCAGCTCGCAAGCGACCACGCATGTTAGCTTGGATAACCTGCGCTTCTGCATTATATTGAGAAACGTTGTGTTGATCAAGGGCTGCTTGATTACGCTGACGCTCTTGAGCATTTCCAGCTCTAGCTCCAGCTATACTGCCCATAACTTTGCTGCCAATAGCAGCTGCTGCCATTACTGGTGGGGCCATCGCAGGCCTCCTTTCTTCATGTTCTTCCAGCTTATTAAACGACCTTGTCTATAAAGCTTTGGTTTAGGATTCTCAATCCGAGCTGCGCCGGATGTGCAAGTTTCAATAATCATATTATTACGGCGGTCATCATCAGACCATAAAGCAACTTCGTTTTTGTACGCTTTGTGTTCGTTAGCTGCAATTACAGCATCAACATCTACTCCAAGCATTTCAGAATAGTAACTAACAGCGTGCGAAAGAGCATCAATCCTATCGTCGTGTTTTAATGCACCGCGTTTATATGTAAGTCTAGTTAGTTGTATTTGATTTTCTTTATCATTCATTGCACGAGGATCAAAAACTAATCGTTGTGTTGCAATGACAGGCTCAAGAACGTCTAGAATTCTACGTTCTTTTTGTCCAGTAACCTTAAACTCTTCCACGCCTATTTGGCCACAGACTCGTTTAACAATAGGCAAAAGTAGCTGACCAAACATACCGTCGCCAAAGTTTCCTTCGTATCGAATTAGTTGGCATTTATATTGGTTAGCTAGTTTAGCTACTGCTATAAGTGTCTGTTCGTCGTAGCCTCCGGGTAGTCCAATCATTTCATGAATGCAGATATAACCAGTTGGGGTAGCAGAAGCTACAACCAAACCTGTTTCATCCTTACCACGACCAGAAGGGTCAACATGTAGAGTAGTAATAATATAATCTTCCATGTTATCGCTTTTGTACATAGGCTTAAACACCTTGTCTCCAGCCATACCATAGGTTGCAAAATCTACCGGAGCAGATCTAGCGTGTTGTATTTTTTGATGAAACATATCTAAACCAACGTCTGTACAAATAATATTGTTTAATTTGATTGGATATTTTTCATCATCAGAAATAGAGGTATCTAACAAAAACTGAAGAGCATAGTTTGCTGGTCCAATTTTTGCATAACGCTCCATTAACACTTCTTTGTCAAAGCGTTCGGGCTGAGTAGCTTCACTTGGTTCTGCTTCCAGTTCTTCCATACGTTCCATAATCCATGGAGCAATGTTTTCCATACGAGAAGGAATAGTAGAATCGGGAAACTCAGCAGGAAACTTAATAAAAGGATACCCAGCTGCAGCCAGCTTATTATAGTTAGAGTCACGAGTATGGGGAGTACCAAGAAAAATGACACGCCCTCCTTTATTACGGATGGATTCAAACTCATGTATTCGTCCTAATAGTTTATCTCTGGCTTCTTGTGTATCGCAATTGCCTCGAACTTCTAGGTCATCACCAACAATATAATCAGCGTGTTTACCTACAATTTGAGACATAATACCAGCAGCCGAAACGGATTTGTCTTGACTAATTTTTACTCTCGCGGCTGAATTAAAAGAAAGAGCATTATCTACATCATCCTCACCGGGAAGTAAGTGGCTCATAAAGGGAACAACCTGTAAGATCTGCCGAGTCATGCTCATAAAGTCAATAGCTTTTTGAGCCGTAGCAGAAGTAACCAAGATAGTTACATTAGGGTCTCTTAGTAGCCACCAAGAAGCAAGCATCGAAGTAATTACAGATTTACCTGTACCGCGACCTGCTGCTAAAATCATATCATTGTTGTGGTTTTGAAGCGCTTCACAAATTCCATACTGGATAGGAGTTGGTTCTCCATAACCCATGTATTTCATAACGTAATACGCAAAGTTACGGAAATCTTGAACAGCTTCGTCCGGAACATTGTCCGGAATCATACTAGGGTTTATCCTATTCGATATATCAGTCATAGTATTTCCTTAATGCGAAGACTACCAACTACGGCAGTCCCCACGATTACTTAATTTTAAAGGGCGCATCGCCCATAGCTTGCTGAATACGTTCAGCTTGCTTTTCGCTAAGTTCAATATCTTCTCGAGGGGCTAAATCTTTTAGCACAGCTCGAGCAGAGTTGATAGACTTATCAGAAACTTCTTCTTTAAGATATTCGATAGTGCTATCAATAAGCATGTCTCTTAGTTTTGCTAATCGTTCGTCCATTATTGGAGCTCCCTTTTGAAAACAATATTTTCTTTTAAGATTTTGTGGGCAGTACCAGTTTCTGTGCTATTCATAATAGTATCAACTAGCACAATATGCTTTTCGCCTTCCCAAATAATCCAACCAACAGACTGTCCAATCGGAGGAAGCTCTGCAGCCCATTCAAGCTGAGATTCTAAGTCTTCCCATTCCGGACCCCCGTTGCTTTCGTGATCTAACCAATGTATTAAAACTAAAGGATATTCCATTAATCAGCCTAACTTTTCAATAATCCAATTACCGCTTGTCATGTAAACACTAGAAGTTGAAAGGTTAACAACACAAAAAAGCCTATCAGTCGAAAGCAAACTAATAATTCTTTCACAAGATAAGCTTACAACAACATCATCAGCTCCGCTATTATCTCCCGAACTAACATTAGTATCAGCTCGTGCAATTACAGGATCTCGACCATAAACAAAATTTCCGTCTGCAGGATCATTTTTTAATACAGCCATACTAAGTTTATCGATTTGAGAATCATCAAAAGCTGCAAATGTGCCTTGCAAACGAATACGGTAAACGCCATCACTTGCAATGTCAAAACCGAAACCACTTCCGCTGCCACTACTTATTAAAGTACCGGGAGGATTTAATGTTGTATAAACTACAGTATTATTAGTATCATTTGCGTCCCAATCTATAATAGTAGTATCTCCACTCGTTCCTTTAAGTTGACCGGGGGCTATGCTGCTTTGAAAATTCCATAAAGGATTATTCCTAAACCCAACGTAACCGCTAGGAGAAACAGAGCTAGGATTGCTGACATCATTTAAATCTACTGCTGTTGGATCATAATCAAAGTAAGCACTCCAAATTTGAGCTTCGCCTGCACTTTGACTAGGCAATGTTTGCCACGTAACTTGAGTTCCAGTGCTATTTAGCTGAGCAATTTTTAGTCCATCATTGCTGTCGTAATTAGCAACATCATCTAAATCTTCAATACCAAAGTTAGGAGTACCTGTAAGATCTTGGAAACCTACGCCTCCTGCAAGATCATTAAAATCTAATTTAGCCAACTTAAAATTAGATCCATCATATCTTAACACAGATCCAGCAGTATTATTTGCCTGTAAAAGCTCAATATCGCAAGTAGCTGTACTTGATCTGCTGTCTGTCCAAGTGATATTAGGCTCATTAACCAAATCAGAATAACTACCACTAGTAGCAACGGCTGCTAATCCTGTAATATTACTAGCAGCAAAGTTTTGATTAGTAAAAAGCCCAGATCCATCAGACACTAAAACTTGATTAGCACTTACACTATTTAAAGTAACATCACTAAGGCCATTTAAATTAGTAGGATCTCCGCCAGAACCACCTGTTGGAGCAGCCCAAACAATATTACCCGTACTATCGTATGTTACTACATTATCAGTAGAAGCAGTAGCAGTATCTGGTACAAAGTTTTTGCCTTGAAGTGTAGCAATATTAGCCTCAGCTGTCCCTAAACTAGTTTGCAGTGTTCCAATATTAGTAGCATTTGTTCCTACTTGAGGAGCACTAAAATTAATGACTTGAGAATTAAAACCAATGTTAATATTAGAATCACTTTGAAGTGTAATGTCTCCATTTAAAGAATCACCAGCAGTATTCAGTAAACTAAAAACTGCAGTAACGCTACCAGTAGAAACTAAATTAATTCTAGCATCTAAATCCTGACACAAGGTCAGCAAATGGTCGTCTCGGAGTTTAGTTGCCTTAGCTGGAGCTGATCCTAAATCACTAAATGTATCTCCAAAAGAAGTATAGCTTGGATTCATGCTAAATAAAATCGTTGCTCCAGTTGGCACAGCACCAGAAACAAAAGTTACTTTATCTGTAAACCTATTGTAGTTCCAATCAACGCCTTCAACAAGAGTTGCTGGAGTTGAAGATCCCGAAGGAGTAGCAGTAATTACAACTTGATTGCCAAAAGTTACAGAAGGATGGGTCGACAAAGCCGACACATCAAACTGAGGTTGCGCAAGCCCCAAAGAAGGAGCTGTATAAATATTCGAAAGAGATAAAGTCATATTAGTCCTCCTTAGGTTTTAATAATATAGTTGAGAGCAACGTAAGGTTGCATTAATGAAATAGCTTGTTGTGTTTCTACTTCGCTGGAATCAGAAGTAGTAGTAAAAATTTCTTCTCCAGTTTTGCCAATAACATCAATTTCACCAATACTATTTACATGGCCACTACTATTGCCTTTAGCAATTCCAGTTTTACCATCAGAAGGTGTTGTTGTTACGCCACCTAAAGTATAACTATTAGTTCGAGTAAAAGATACATACGGAGCTGTTGTCTGATCTATTCTAGTACCAGTACTTGTCATAGCTACTGTGTGATGGTAGTGTGGCCTTGTTTCAAATGTGCCGGAATTGTGTCGGTGTTTTGGCATTTCTTGAGCACTAATTGTGTGTTCTGTTTGTCCACCTGTATTTCCTAAGTTATAATTTTGAAGACTTTGAGCACCAACAGCAACATTCCCTAACATATTAGGTAGTTTAAATGTAGTAGTTACACCACTTTGATCAGTAACTCCTGCAGTATAAGCAGTACCACCATAAGTATTGCTAATTACTGCGTGCAAATCTTTAAAATCAAAGGTATTTAAATCATCTCCGTTACACCATTTATACCCACTAGGCGCTTCATTTTGGTTTGCAATGGGTCCACCCCACATTAAAATAGCGCCAGTTGGGTTAGAAACAGGAGCAGGACCTGTGTAAGCCACAGTAACCTGTCCGTTTCCGTCTGCAGTAAGTCCTATATTTGCGCCTGCAGCTAAAGACTTAACTGTATAACCAGCCAACCTAGTAGAAATTTCGTCAGTAACTTGAGTAGGCGTAAGTGTATTTGTATTTACATAACTTTGTGTAGCATAAGAATTAGTATTCAAATAAGACAGCAAAGATGCATCATTATGAAGCCCTGCTGTAGCAAACGTTAAATCTAAAATAGGATTAGAATCAGCAGTTTGATTTGCAATAGGTGCATCAAAAGTAGCAGTATTAAAATCATTACCACTGCCAGTATCGCCAGTGCCAGAGCCACTATTAGTAACAGTTAATGCACCAGCAGAAGTAACTGCCATGCTAATTCCCGTGCCTGCTACTAAAGAAGTAACAAGATCTCCATTAAAAGTTAGGGCAATATTGCCTGTAACCTGATCTAATCGTGCTTCTACTTCTTGCATTCTATTCTGAAGTTGTTCGTCATTAGATAATGCAGAGAAAGCGGAAGCAGCTCCAAGCTCTTCCATGGAAGCATAAAAACCATCTTCTTTGGTTACTCGAGTAAACCTAAGTTCAACTCCAGTTCCTTGGTTTTGTGGACTTCCTGAACCGTCAAGAAAGGTTACAGTATCTAACTCTTCATTTACAGTATAGTCTGAAGTAAGAGTCAGTGTTACAAATTGCCCCGCAGTAGTTGCTCGCTCAACTCTTAATTGATCTTTAATAAGAGCTTTGCTGTGCCAGTCTAAAGCANTGCCAATGGAATAAGTGGGTCCATTATTCCCATTAATTGTATAAGAAGTAGTCGTACCCATTAGTCAATTGCCGTATCACGCCCAATTTGAGCNGTGACTCTAGCCTCCACNTTTGTAATATTAACTGGAACAAAACCATCTGATTTTAACTTAATGCTAATGTCATCAGCTGATCCCGAAATCCGTGCTTGTGCTTGTCCGTTTTCTTGAAAGTATGATTCATCCTCAGTAATAAAAGGATTAGTAGTTCGGTATGGATCGAATGTAGCTTTAGTTTCGTATCGACCTCTACGAGAAACACCAATTTCATATGTTCCTGTATTGAAGTGACGGGTAGCTAAATCCTTAATCTGCAGGGAAGCATCAGTACCTACATTATTTCCATCTCGTAAAATAAAAGGAGATAGTTCCACTTCCATATCATACCTAAACCCAAAGGTTGTTGGCGTTTCAGTAAACTCTCCAGTTACAGAAACAATCCATTGATTGCCACTAACTGTTATATCAAAAGAAGAAAAAGCTTGTTTGTTCTTTTCATATACACCAATAGCTCCCGTTGGATCAAAATCTAAAGTCCAAGTTGTTTTACCTGTTGTTGATGAATATGAGCCAGTAACAGACTGCTGCCCATCTAATAAGGTATCAGTTACAGAAGTAGCTTTAATAGAAAGCGTTTCAATTTGACGTTTGTTATNNCTGTCTTTTAAAANAACATAAACNTTAGANCCAAATGAATAAAAGTTTTCTACAGTTTCTCTAAATTTCCATTTCCAAAAAGCACTAGCAAAGTTTCCCTGAGCATCAGTAGTATATCGGCGCATAACGTAAATAGTTTTCTCGTCTCCAACATCAGAAGACTTAAACAAAATAATATCTTCTTCAGGAACAGAAACAGATTGAGAAATGTTATTAGGGAAGTAACCTAAAACATGGCCAGACACATCAATAGAACGACCTTCGCCTTCTGCTGCCTTACCCTGATACAGAAATAAACGTCCTGCATCACTAAAGAATAAGAATGGTCCAACTTTAAATGGACGAGAAGAAGAAGAAATTGAATGCTGAGATGTAGAGTCTAGCGCTGCTGTTGTTGGGGAAATAAAGTTATCTGATCCTGTTAAAACAAACTGCTGTGAACCATCTGTACCCAAGAACAAAGAACGCTCAAAAGGAACAATCCAGTTAATTGTAGCAGCATCAGAATCAGAAAGAGAAATATCTAATGGATCTTTTTCAGTTAAAGTATCAGCATCGTCAATAAAAAGAGAATACTGATTTCCTGCCTGAGAAGATACAATAGTAGTACCGGAAGCTAACCAAAGCCTATTTCTCCAATAACCTATAGAACTAATTTTTGCTCCAGTAGGAGCTGTTGTACTATAAGGATCATCGGTGTTAGCAATAAAAGAAGGACCCGGATTTGTTATAGTATCTCCGTTAAATCGNGGNGTTAAAGGAAGTTGTCCTATAGCAAANCGNGTTTCATTAGGATTTGTTTTATTATTNAATGCAATTAAATGNGGNAAAGTAGAACGATCTAAAACNGANCCNTTTTCCGGNGANCTAATTCNNTGATAANAAGGAAGTTCNTTTGTATGACTTACNCTAAACTGAGNAGAATAATCAGATGAATTAATTCTAGGNAAAAGNTGACANAAAATAGGCTTATAGANAACTGGNCCNTCTCCATTTANAGACTCGNCATNNCTNTGCGCCGGGATCTTCAAATAAAATATTTCCANTNCTATCTGTTTTAAATTCATTAGACTTTGTNTTAAAAAACTCATTACCTGCAGGAGTAGCAATAGTTCTGTAAAACCCACGAGGAGCTCCAGCTATAGCATTTTTAACTTCAAAAATAAAACCATCGCCTAAGTGAGGAGATCCGAACAAAGCGGAACCAAATCGAGTTTCTGCTGTTCGATCTGCGGGATTTTGTGTAAGGTTATCATTAACCTGAAACGTCCATGTAGCTTCTTGTACACCATTTGAGTGCAAAGCAACCATAGCTTGTCTTACTGGATCAGAGTTTCTAATAAACGGAGTTCTAAATATAGGAAAATGATGTTCTTTTTTACCATCAATGTGGGTAGTAGAAGTATCATAAGATCGAGGAGCATCAGGAGCTCCTCCTACTTCGAAGAAAAAGTTTACAGCAATAGAATCCTGAGTATCAACCATAACACCTGTATCGGTATTTGGCTGTCGATCAATAAGTGAAGAGGGTTCTTTAATTAGATTAGAGTAATCAAAATGATTTCGTTCAAAAGCAGTAGATTTAATATTAGCTAGACCAGTATTGTCTGATGGGTTAGGATCAATAGGCCTACCAAGAGCATTTTTGCAATCAACATAAGTATCGTTTTTTAATAATACTTGTCCAGCATTTTGATTACTGTCACCGCTTGTTCCTCTAACTGCTCCGGGCCTTGGATATAAACCAATTCCCTCAAAGTATAAATCACTTGAAGTAGTTCCAGTATTATTCTCAAAACGTAAAGTAGTTCGAGGAGAACTATACTCTAAAGCTTGTCCTTCGTTTGTATTTAAAAATTTAGCCTCTACTTCTACGTTTAAAATAGCAAGAGAAGACTTAATACGAACCAAACGTAAACGCTCAAGAGGAGGTAAACTTCCTTGAATAAGGTAATTAAAAAAAGAAGTTTCTTGGCTGCTACCTGCAAGAGGAAGCCAATCAGACCTTTTGTTTCCAGTTGTAGCATCAAAAACTTGAACACGATCAGAAGGAGTAGAAGCAAAAACATTAATTACTAACAACGCGGATTTATTTTTAGCTAATCGAAACTCATAATAAATTAACTCATGTGAAGGATCAGCTCCAGTAATATCAAGTTTGCCTTTAAGGGTTGCATCCGTAAGCGGCATAAACTTTGTAGCTTGTCGCTTTTGCAATCCTTCTTCTGCAGATAAGAAAACATTTTCTGCTTCCTCTACTTGATCTGGTCTTCGTTTAGAAGGAGAACTTTTGCTAACTCCTCCCATCATCGAAGGAACTTTAATCGTAGTATTTTGTGCTGCCATTATCGTAGTCCTCGTCGTGCAGAATCTACTGGGTTATCTGTACCATAGTAATAAGGGAACCTACGATCAACGGCAAACAACCTACGAGGATCACTGCCGTCAAAAAGGTTTCTACCTTTATTGTTAAAGTCATTTGCTCGGCTGTTAATACGAGACAGCTGAGCTCGCTGCGACATCATGCTATCAACTGCCTGATCCCCTTGGGTAGCCAGCTGGTAGCGTCGTGCAGATTCTTCCATGATTAATCGCTTAGTAGTAGGATTCAAATCATCGAAGTCTAAGTAAACCTTAAAGACTAATCTAAAGCCACCCTGAGTAACAATGTCTCCAGTGTTGTATTCAGAAAAATCAAAGGTTTGCTCTGTTACGTTGTAAAGTTTTTGGTCACGAATAGATACATTCATCTGACCTTTAGATTCACCGCTGCTATCTGTAACACGAAGTTCGTCTCTTGTGTATGCATCAATAGCATTGTAGGGCACAGGAATAGAATTGTCCGTTAAGTTTAGTGGGACAATTTGCTCGTAAACATTTTCATCTAAACCACGTTCCTGTGCTTCCTTGGTTACAACGTCCAAGATAAATAAAGACATGGTTGTGTCTGTGCCGAGACCAGTGCCGGTGAGAGCCGTAACTGGCTGCTCTCCGGCTTGAACTAACATGTAGTTGATAGCCTCGAGTTGCGTAATACCGGCCATGTAAGGCCTCCTTTTCTGGGGTTAAATTATATGTCTAAATAAACCCCCCACCCGTTAGGGCAGGGGGCTCGAGTGTGTATTAAATTTTATTAGGTAACGTTACCAAGACGAACCGCACGACCAAAACCTTGGTTATCTCCTGACTGATCTTCAGTAGCAGTAAGGTTATCGATATCTACAGTGCCGTCTCCAGTAAGAACAACAGAAGCGAGTTCTGGTCGCAAGATGCCACCGCCAGAGTACATCGAAGCAACCGTAAACACGGTGTTACGACGAACGTCTTCAACGGAATCAACCTTAAGACCTTGCTTCTTCACAGAAGCAACAGAGCTACGCTGGAACATAAGAGCTTTAACAAGACGACCATCAACATGATAGTTTGCATCGCCAGTAGTAACCTTAGCATTTGGGAGATGGTTACTAGCAGTAATCATTGCACCCATGTATTGTAGTGCGCTGTCGAATCCGGGGACCGAAACGCCGCCGCCAATGCTTCCGTAGTATGGAGCATTTTGGTGATTTCCCATATTAGAAGGCTTAGAAGCAGAAAGTTCAGCTTGTTCGGCAATACCCAAACGACGAATTTCGTTGAACATAGCTGGAGCAACAACAACCATCAAAGCAGCTTCTGGGATATCGAGTTCACGGTACTTAACCAGCTCTGCTTCGATAGCAGAAAGAATAGCCAATGCACCTTCTTCGTTATCTACGATATCATCAATAGCAGTAGATCCCGTTGTATCATCGGAGAAGTAGTATGCCGTGCCAGCACCAGCAGCATTCACACCATCTGCTCCAAGAGCATTAGGCAAACGAGAAGCTGTCTTAGTAGCCTTGAGAATCAAGCGAGCAATTTGACGGTCACGCTCATTAGCGAGGGTCAAACCAGCCTGACGAGCAAGCTCAGAGCGGAACTCGAACTGCTCGCGCATAACGTCAATGTTATCCAG